CTATTGGACGAAAGTCTCCTAACCTCGCTTCGCAAATCATAAGATACCGAAATGCTTCTTGAATAAGGCGCCCGCATTTGATTGATCAGGCAATTATTGTGTGCAGCGGCATTTCTTAACATTTTTACCGGGTAGAGCAAATAACGCTCGCTATCCTCAAATGAATTTCGCTGATAGAATAGTTCATAGAGATTTATGAACTGCCCAAACGACATCAGTTCTATCACGTTCCATATCGCCCAATTGTCGTGATGCTTTTTTACAATGCCGTTACAGGTAGATGTATTGATTTTTCCCTCAACCTCACTTTTTAAGTCAGGATTTCTTCTGAACAATTCTTCAATGATCTGGTATCCATCTTCATCAACCATGTTAAAATGATTCAACATGCGGACTTTCAAAAAATGTTCCAGGTCAATGCTCATACTCAAAATCAACTTACGGAGCCGAGCATCGATAGTTGATAAATCTTTCAAATGAGCAAAATCAAGATTTATATATTGTCCTTTTTTCTCGGTGTCCCTGTATCGGTCGAAATTATGAGCATACGCCTTCAGCTTAAAATAATAGTTATTTTCTGACAAAAACTTACGGGCTTCAGCTTCGGTACATATTTCAAAAGCGATTCCTCGTTTTTTCATGTCCTCTATTTGTTGAGGTATCGATAGTTTTGGAGAGCGCGTGGCCTGCTCTATACCATCTGACAATATTGCTGCGTTCCATTTTTTATCCACACTTTGCGCCCCCTTCTTTTTATCTATATGGTAGTAAGTTATATATAAAAAGTCAACTAAAAACTTCGAATTTACCAGCATTCGCATACAAGATAAAAAGAAGTCTTATTCTTTTCTTTTGACAGTCTTGCTTTTCAGAATACATCAATTTCAAATCAAAAAACTCGTCTCGATCTCAAATCGAAGCGAGCTTCACTGCTCGGATTTCAAATCGACGCAGTGACCGCCTGATCTGGACAGTCGCAAGGGTCTCATTTCAGATGAGGCCCTCAATGCACCGAAAGGCTCGGATTTCAAATCCGACCTTTAAAACATCCCCACATATATGCAGCAAGAGCGGAGGAATCGCCCTCCGCTCTTCTATTATCCCTCTCTTTGCCCCTCAGAGGCCGCAGGAGCGCTTTCGTCACGCTCTATGGCTTCGTCTATGGCTCGGTTGATAAAGCCGTTCACGCTCTCGCTGTGGGCTTCTGCGTGGGCTTTGATAATATCTTTCTTGCCTTTCGGCATAGCAACGGAAACGCGATCAAGATTCGCAGTATCCCATTTTCTATTGCCCTCTTTACGGGCCTCCGTGTATTTCTGCGGCGATATATGCACCACTCCCTTCTAAGCAACTTTATTATACTCTCTCTGAAAGCACTTAACAAGTGAACATTGTAGACATATTAACATGTGAAGTTTTGTTGAGACTGCTCTCTTGCATTCACTTAATAAGTGAATTATAATAACACCTGTAAGGAGGAAAAGAAAAAAGCCCTCTGCATCCTCGCCGACCAAAGCACGATGCAGAGAGCCACCAACCACCACAAGAGGATTGACAAGGAGGCCACAAAATGGATGCACAAACCCAGCTAGCAGCAGAACTTTATAAAACGCTCAATGATGCGCAAAAACAGGAAGTCTTGAGCATGATTGATACTTTACTAAGTCAGCAATTAAACGATCAACAATCGCTTGATTCTCATTCCTCTGCTACGGAAAAGCAAGATAGCATCGCATGAGAAAGGCTCCATGTCCCAGCCGACCAAAGCAAGACACGGAGCCACCACCAACCACCACAGGGAGGCCGGTATCGGTATTATACCGACCTCCCGCCAAGAAAACAAGGAGGAAATATGAGTTATTTATCTGAGCTTACCGCACATGAGCGCCTAACTGTCGACAATGCAACGCTCGACATGTTTACCGCTTTCGAAAACGGATCAGACTTGATCTATGATATTTGGGAGCAGTATTTTTCTGATAGGGAGCGAAAAAATATCGAATCGAGAGACTTAGAATTCATTGGTCGCATCCTGTATTCTGTCTACGATAGAATGGCAAACGCCATCCGCGACTATCACTTGATGCTCGGACACTATGACGCACCGGGCGTGCAGTGCTTTTTAGAAACAGCGAAACGCGCTCAACTGACGGCAGACGCCGAAAAAGCAAGGGAACACGCCCAGGAAGAAATGCGATCCGCAACTTATGATCTCGACGATGCAGATGCAATTAAACTTCTGACAGGTAAGGGGCAAGCGCATGAAGCTTCTATACTGCGCCCGCTGTAATACACCGCTTATGAACGCCGCCACGGTGCATATTTGCCCGACCTGCGGGGCCGTGTACCGTCAGCATGGGACGCACTTTTCCTTCGTCGCCGATCTGTCCGGCGTATCCGTCAAAGAGCTGATGCAAAGCATGGAGGTCACGCTATGAACGATAACGATAGATTCTATCCGGTCGTGTAAACGCCGGCCGGAAAGGTGCTGCTCATAGGCGCTACCATGACCGTCGAGCGCGAACGCGAGCTTTTCGGAAAGAAGGTGAAAACAGATGAGCGCAAATAGCCCGTGTCTCCGAGCACATGACCTGATCGACAAGCTCGCCATGTCACCGTCGACTTACAAGCGCCGCACTGCGCCGCAAAAAGTCGCCTCGTCAAAGAAGAAAGCCGAACCGCCTAAAAAGGTTGCTATGCCCCCGGCGCGCCGTGAGGAACCACAGCAGGCCACTTGCGAATATAGCGAGAGCTGCTTTATCTGTCCGTTGAAGGATTGCATTCAGTCGGACAAGGCTTGTGAAAAACTGAATTGCCTGTAAGAGGAAAGGGGACTGCACAAAACGGTGCAGTCCTCTCTTTCCTTTTATCCCATCATTTTTGACACATGCACTACGCCATTATTTTTTGAAATTCTCTTTAGCTACATTCTCAGCCGCTCGTTTCCATTTTCCCAAATTTTGCGCTTTAGATGCTTCAAACCAATATGCTTGCGCCTGTGGATGAACGGACTTATTAAACACGAGGTTTCTGTCCGTTTCAATCTTCTTTGAACCATAACGGCTTTTCCACCCTTCATCTGTTAAAAAACCTGCGGCGTTGATCTTAGGGTCTACCAATACTTTTCCATGATACAGATATCTTGCATAAGGCCCCGGGTATACGACATAGTTTCCCTCGACGTGTGAGCGATTTGTAAGTGATTTTGTCAACGCTGGAACAAATGGGGCAGTATCACTCAACACCTCTTCCGCAACCGTGTGTTCAGCTTTCGTGCAAGCCTTTGAAAAAGCTTTTTTCAGTTCGTCCATTCCGTCCATATGGACTTTGAATTTTAACCCCATTACGGCACAGTCCTCTCCTTCATCATTCCGCCGCCTGCAACTCCACAAGCTGGTGGATCACTCGTTCCAGACGGTCAAGCACTTTGTCATAGCCGAAGATAAACATTTGCAGTCTCCTTTCCCGTTAGTACAGCAGCACGGGCTTACCGGCTGCGCGCGTCATGTTGTTGATGTTGGGAACGACCACGCGGGCAAGCGTCTTACCATCCACAACGAGGTTCACATTGATGGGCTCGCGGCTGCCCTGTGCCAGCGCCTCCATGACGGCCTGCTTGATGGTCGAAAGCGGCGCTTCGACGTTCGTTCCGCTCTTCTGGTCGCCCAGTACAGCAAGAAATTCTTTGTTCGGGGGGATGACCGCGCCATGTGCGAGCTGCGGGATATCGTTGTACACAGGCGCATTGCCGTCTAAGCTCTGCGCCGCCACGCGACGGCTGCGCGCTGGTGCCTTTGTTGATACGCGCGTACCGGTAAAACCGGACGTTGCTTTTCTGACTTTGGAATCGTCCACACTATCAACGAAGAATTTGAGCGCAAGGCCAATCGCCGCCGAGATGATGAACGCCGTACCGGCGCTGACGATGCCCAGCGCCGCAAGGCCAACGCCGAGAACACCGGCCAGCAGTCCAAGAAGTACGCTGCGCCCGATGCTGACAAGCCGCTGCGTGCCCTTCTTCGGGTCTTTGCGGACGCTGTAAATGCTCAGTCCGAGAATCAGGCCTAATCCCATGCCGACGACTGTACCGACGCCCGGCGTCACGATAGAGCCGATAACAGCGCCAAGCAGCGCGCACAGCACGACGATCAACTCGGAAAGAAGCTGCGATTTGCCGCCGTGTTCCTCGTCCCCCTCTGCAAAGCCGGTGAGATAGAGGCCGAGGATCGCGCCCAGGCTGAAACCGGCCACGCCGCCGGTGATGCCAAGAAACACGCTGCCAAGCAGCGCACCGAGCAAAGCCGTGATGACCACGATCCACGCATCCTCTGCGTCCATCTCGGTTTTCCATGTTTCGGGGTCAAGGCCCACAAGGTACAGCCCCAGTAGCACACCGAGGGATAAACCGATGACGCCGCCCGTGATGCCGCCGAACGCCGCGCCGAGTGTTGCACCGAGCAGCGCCGTTAAAACGGTCAGCCATGTTGCCTTGCTCTTGGGGATAACTTTCTTGTCAAAGCTCCATTTTAGGTCATCCACGACGATCTCAAGCCCCGCGCGGATGGTCTTAAAGATATCGTTGATCTTCTGGAACACCTTGTCGAGCTTTTCCATCATGGGCCCTTCGTCAAAATCAAAGTCCGGCGCAATGGCGGATGCTCCGCCGCCAACGCCGCCAACGGACGTTGTCGTGCTGAGTTTGTTGATCTCATCGAACGCCGCGAGCGCGTCTGTCGCTTCCTTTGCCGCCTTGCCGGTCGCGTCAATGGCGGCGGCCTCTTTGTAGAGGTTTTTGCCCGATGCCTCCATGCTCTTCTTTGACTTACCGCTCAGAATCGAGATGATCGTCACGATCTCCGACACAATGGCCGCAAGCAGATTCATTAGCCACGTCAGCGCCGGAATGAGTACGTCCATCAAAGGCGCGGCCAGCGTCAGCAGCGCACCTTTGAGGCGGGCAAAAGCGTCGGATGCCTCTGCGCTGGTCGCAATAGCCGCCTTGATCTGCTTGCGTAGCGCCATGAGCGCCGCCGTGATGACTGAGAATACAAGCATAGAGCGCGCTAAACTCTTGACCTGATCTCTGAAACGCGCGGCATACTGGCCCGCTTTGGCAAGCGCGGAATTCTCCGCCTCGCGCTCCCTGCGTTCCTGCTCCGTATTAGCGATCAACTCACCGGCAGCGACTTTTGCTTTGTCGAGCTTTACCGTCATGCTGTCGATGTTGGCGGTCGTCTCTTCGTAAGCAGCCGAAAGCGTTTTGACCTCCTTCGTCCGCGTGTGCAAAAGCGCTTCCTGCTGTTTGAGCTCCGCCTCCGCAGCGGCGCGGCGGTCGAGCACTTTGGCCTGATATTCGTTCTGTGTAAATCCCTGTTTTTGGATCCATTCGCGGTCGTTCAGCCGTTCGACTTCCTTTCGCAGCATCTTCACGCGTTCCTCCGTAGCTTTCGCTGCCTGAGATGCGGCGTCAAGCTGCTTTTCAAGGTTCATCTTATTGCCCGTTTCCTTTTCAAGCTTGCTGTTCAGTTCGGATATCTCGTCACGCAGCTTGCTCAGTTTCTTTTGTGCTTTGGCCGAATCCAAATCACAAGAGAAAATCACACTGCCGTCAGCATTCGCCATTTAATCACTCCTTCCCCAATTTCAACCAAGTCGAAATGGTGGTCTCTTCTTCCTGGCTGAGCTTATTTTTTATGTTCACGAGGTCGCTGTTGCGGCGGTACCACTCGCGTTCATCCTTTTCAAGCGTCTTGCCGCGCGCCTTTTTGTCGCGGATGCGCACGACCTGAGCAAAGGTGCAGTCCCCGAGATCGTTATACGCACCGAGGAACGTCCACCAATGGACGCCCCCGGTGTTGGTCTCCGCATCATAAGGGATCTCGCGGATATCTTGTCCGAATACTCGGTTGATGGGAGGGAGAATCAAAGGATAATCCTGCTCCCAATCGACCAACTTCGGCGATTTCTTCTTATCCTGCTCTTTGCCGCCGTTCTGGAACCATGTAAAACGGTCTACAGCTTCCTGCAAATGCTGCGGCGGGATATCCTCAGGCGAGACATAGAACATCTGCAAGATGCCCTCTGCGCGGTCAGTGCCGCTCAAATCAGGATCACTCAGCATTACGAAGATATCGAGGATAACGCGAAAGTCCGTGCGGATCTCATAGCTCTCTCCGCCGATCTCAACGGAGGTAGGCAAGCCCCAATTCATCGGCGATACTTTGCCGTGTACTTCTGAATGCGCGGATTCGTGGCTTTCTGCTCACGAGCAAAGGCGCTGTCCGTCTCATCCATCAGCGCAAGCAGGAAATTTGTCCACACATGCAGGCCGTCCGCCATCGCATAGAGGTTCATGCTGCCAAAGATGCTGTCACATACCGGCTCTTCAAAAAGACCGTCAATGATCTCGCGCATCTCCTTGTCGCGGCGGTCGGCAATGTTGAAAATCTCAACGCGGTCGCCGCACTTCTGCACCTCATCTGCGTATTTATCCTGCTATAAATAAGATGTGTTGAATCTCTCAATAATTATCCATTTTCCTTGCGCATTTACCGTATGCTATCCTCGTCCAACGGTGACGATGATATAATTTCCTCATGCAGACAGAGGTTCCCTGCTTTATCCCTGCGGCACCGTCCGCTTTACAGCAGTATGGGACCTCTCCCTTATGGGATTTCATGAATGAGCCGGATGCGGGAGTGATCTTTCCGCAAATTTCTATGCAGGATATGACTCATAAGGACATGAGGAACTGTCTGTACATCAACAGGAAAGGCAGGTGCCAACACTATGTTTATTGTCGGGATCGACATTGCCAAACGGAGTCACGAAGCCATCATCATCGCTGAGGATGGCCAGGTTGTCCGCAAGGCATTCAGCTTCCGGAATAACTGTACCGGCTACAATCTGTTACTGGAACAGGTACGGAGACTGACCCTTGTAAAGAGCCAGATCGTATTCGCCATGGAATCCACCGCCCACTATTGGCTGGCACTCTACGCCAGACTTTTGAAAGACGGATACGCAGTCATGGTTCTGAATCCTATCCAATCCCATTCCCTGCGGGAGCTTTACATCCGCAAGGCCAAAACCGACGCCAGAGACTCACTCATCATTGCGGACCTTGTCCGCTTTGGCCGCTGCAAAGCCAGCAACGTGCCTCAGGACAAAATCCTGGCTCTGCGAGAGCTGTGCCGCAGTCGCGCCTATCTGGTAGACATGGCCGCTGATCTGAAGCGGAAGCTGATTGCCTTATTGGACAGAATATTTCCGGAGTACGAATCCCTGTTTGATTCTGTTTTCAGCAAGGCTTCTATTGCCGTACTAAGCAAATACTCTACACCCCAAAAAGTGAAAAATGCAAATCTCAGGAAACTGACGGATATCCTTATGGAAAGCAGCAACGGACATTTTGGCGAGTGGAAGGCCCATCAACTGAAAGAGGCCGCCTGCAGCAGCTTTGGGATCGATGACAGCGGCGGCGTGTATTCCACGTTGCTTGGGATGTTCCTTGAGCAGATCCTGTCTTTAACTGCACAGGCAGATTCTCTGGAAAAACAGATATCCGTATTCTTCCAAGAGTTTAATAACCCTTTAACCTCTATACCGGGAGTTGGGACTGTTCTCGCCGCAACAATTTTAAGCGAGATCGGTGACATTACTCGCTTTTCTTCTGCCGATAAGCTGTTGGCTTACGCAGGACTTGATCCATCCGTGAAGCAGTCCGGCGAATTTAAGAGTAACCAGAATCGTATGTCCAAGCGGGGATCTCCTTATTTACGTCGTGCCATTTGGTTGGCGTCCACGGTAGCAGTGCATCGTGATCCGATGTTTCAAACCTATTACGAAAAGAAAATATCCGAAGGTCTGCATTACATGAATGTGATTGGTCATGTCAGCAGAAAGATGACCGCTGTGATCTTCGCTGTCCTCCGGGATGGACAACCGTACCAACCCATTTTGCAATCTGCCGGTTAACTGAGCTGCATCATTTTCATCCGGCCCGCAAAGGGTCTGGTTCTTTGTGCCCTTTTCCGATATATCCCTTATACACGCGAACTGTAATTTTATCCCTTGACAAACCCATAGCCGACTGCTTCTTGTCCAGTGTGTCAAACGCGTTGTAAAGACGCTGGATAAATGCGCCGTCAGTCGGGTTGAATCGAATGATCACATCGCCCTTAACGCCGTGCACGGTGTATTCCTGCACACCGTTCGCAAAACTAAGTTCCATATTTATCTCTCCTTAAATTTGTTTTCAGGAAGCTTTGTATTCAGAATGTTGATCTCTGCCGCTTATCGAAAATCAGAAGTTCTCCACGGCCTCGCCCGCGAGATCGTCCCATTTTTCGCTCATGCTGACAATTACACCGGGCGATTTGCGCCGGTAGCCGTCCCCGTCGCCGCAACTGTCAGAAATTGCCGAAATGCTATCCCATGCCCGCATGACTGCGCCCTCCCCGCTCTGGCAGTCAAGAGCGATAGCGTTAAGGGCTGCAGCCTCTCGGCGGCTGTCCGTAGTCTTTGCGGCTTCGGCTGCGTAGTGACCCACTAACTTTAGCATTGTGGGGTTGCTGTCGAATCGCTCCATGAACGCGGAGTAATCAGCTGGGGAAAGAACGCCGGTTTTCATCAGCTCAAGGGCGTTATTGTCGATTGCGTCGGGGTTTGCAATATTGGCGGCGCGCACTGCCTGTTCCAGCTCGGCGCGGATCGTGCGGCGCGTGGCCTTGAAGTTGTCCCAAACGCGGGCGCTCACCTCGTTAAAGGTGGCTTCTGCGTCATGCAGCTTTAGCGCTGCGCGGGTTGTTCTAACCTGCTTTTCCTCGGCGCTGTCTCCGGGCTTCCATGCGTTAGCGTCACGGCTGGCCTGCTGCGCCTCTTGGAGTGCGCGGAAAGCGGTGTTGTATTCGCTGCGGGCTTCTTTGAAAGCTGTATCGAGCTTTCGGGCGTAAATGTTAAACTGGCTCATGGTGTGTTCTCCTTTCCTTACAGTTGACCGCGCAGCATAGCATTGAAAAGAGCGCTGCTGCCTTACTGTCCTTTGCTTTTTCCGTCAGCTCTGCCGCGTACTTCTCAATGGTCGCGCCCAGATCGGACGCGGCAATACGATTTGCGGAAAGATCGCGGCGGGCAAGCGCGGCGGCTTCTTCATCGATATTGTGCTTGTCTACGCTGTCAAGGCTCACGCTGCTGCGGATTGCTTTATAGTTTTCGCTCTGTGCCTTGCGCTCCTGTTCCTCTCGCCGTGCCTGGTATTCGACTTTTAGGCGGCTTCTGGCGGCTCTGTATTCAGGGCTGCTGCGCTCCAACTCGGCGCGGGTGCAAGCGTCCAAATACGCCTCGTCGCTGTCATAGTCGCCGCGCTTTACAAGGTCAAGGGCGCTACTCAAATCAAAGCCGAAAGCGGCCTTTGCCTTTGCTTCTACGCTCTCGCGGGTTTCAATGTTGGCCTTAAAGTCCATAATAAATTTCCTTTCTTTTTTATGTGCTATTGCGCTGTTTTTCTTAAAGGTCGATAATGATAACACATTCGCAGTCTGATAAATAATCTCGTGCCGCCTCCTGCGTCTGGAACACCTTTGCGGGGCTTTGCGGCGCTCTACAAGCCGCCCACGCGCCATTTTCAAGCAAGGTCATAATTGCTACGCCGGTTTTCTCCTGCGCTGCAATCGCCTGTAAAGAGGCAAGGCGGGCTTTAATTCCGTTATTCAAGGGCTTTACCTCCAATCTCGTCACTCTCCAATTCCGGCAGTTCCAACTTACCTTGCTCGATTGCTTCATCAATCATCTGATAGAGCGACAGGCTTAACGGGTCAACGCCCTCGACAGGATGGGGATACAGCACAATGCGTTTGCCGTCCGGCGTCACCGCGCCATACTTACGCAAATACGTAAACGCATCTTCTGCCGTGCGGAACTCACCGCCGCCCTCGACGATGAAGACCGTCTCATCGGCTGACAGCGATTTGAGATATTCCCGCAGCGCCGCAAGGCGGATATCAAAATTTTTCTTCATCGCTGTTCCTGCTCCCTTCGCCATGCTTCAAGCTCGTCAAGCTGCTGCATGATGTCTGTGATTTCTGTGTACTTCACCGTCTGACGCAAAATCTCTGCCGCGGCACTCACGCGGGTCTGTGCGGGCGCGTCTGCATCCTGCATGATCGTTGCCAGTGTATCCGCAGCAGCATGTGCCCGCTCCTGCAATACGTTACGCGCCGCTTCGGTTCGCTCGCGCCGTGCCTCGTTATACTTCTGCATAAACTCCGCGTCACGTTTTCGGCGATAGATCGTCTGCTCGTTGATCTCGAGCTTTGCCGCCGCGCTCCGCACCGTCGCGGAGATCAAAAGCGCGTCAATAATGGTCTCGTCTCGAATTTTCTTTGACAAAGTTTGAAAAGCCCCCTTTCCGGCTCTGCTTTATCTGACGTTTCAGTGTTTTTTATTAGTAATACTCCATCAGCGGTTTGCGGATACGCGGGTGCCGCAGGGCTCGTATTGCTTCCCGCCGCGCCTTTGCATCAGGCTTTTGGCCAAGCCAAAACTCACTGATGATCGCGTCGCGCTGCGCATCCGTCAGTTGTGCAAGCGCCGCTTGCACGGCCTGTCGAAAATCCCGCTGTTCGATATCCTCAAAGGCTTCCTCCGCCGCTTCGTCGGCAATCGCATCACCGAGCGTCAAGCCGCTGTCCTCTTCGCCTATCGGCTCGTCCACCGACCGGCAAACACTGTTGATGGGGTCACATCGCGCTCGCTGTGTTCGCTGCCCGCAAGCCTCTGTAAACGCCGCCTTGAGCTTGATGCCGTACAGCGTGAGAAATTCACCCTTGTTCACATCCCATGTCGGCAGCGTGTCCATGAGGGCGATAAAGGCCACTTGCAGAAGGTCGCTTTCCTCGACACCTGCACGCCCTTCCATTGCCCGCACCCACCTCAAGGTCTGCTGCCACGCAAAGCGTTCAACCGCCGCCCAAAGTCTCAGAATGTCCGCCTTGCCAGCCTGTACCGCTTCTGCAATTTCGCTTGTTCGCTCACCTTTCGACTCTTGCATATCGTTACCTCCCATGATAAAATGAAACTGATAAGATAACATTCATCATGGGTGGTCTCCTGAGCTTTCAGGAGGCCGCTTTTTATAGCAGCAGTTCTCTTGCAAGCTCCTTGCGGCGCTGGGCATTCTGGATGCGGCGGCTCTCACCGTCTATCAACAGCGAGACGGGGCACATTTCCGCCACGCGGTCGAAAATGCGCTTGTACTGCATCGTCTCCGGCGCATCCATCTCCTGCGGCGTCAGGTTCGTAGTCACGATCGTTGGCAGATTCGAGCGGCAGCGCGCGTCGATGACTGCAAAAATCTGCTCCGCCGCGTACCCGGTATCACGCTCAACGCCGAGATCGTCAATGACGAGCAGTTTGTATGTACTCAGTCGGTCAAGCAAGCCCTGACGGTCTTTACTGTTTTGCAGCAGATTCAAAAGGCGCGGAAAACTCGTCACCGCTGTCGGAACACGCTTTTTCAGCAGTTCATTTGCGATGCAGCAGGCAAAAAAGCTCTTGCCCGTACCAACAGGGCCGCGAAACAGGATGCCGATATTTTCCGTCGATACCTTGTCCCACTGATCGACATACTTCCTGCAAATTTTAGAGATTTTCGGATTTGCGCCGTCATCATCGGCAAGTGTGACTTTTCGATACGAGGGATCGACGATAGAATCCTCGATGCGGCGGCGCTCCATCATCGTTTCAAAGGCGGCAGTATCGTTCGCATCGTCCACGCTGGCCTTTTCCGATTCCGTGCAGTCACAGGCGATCCCTACCAGCCTATCCCCCATATTGGGGAAGTGTATCTTTTTCTGCTTTGGCTTTCCGCAAACACCGCAGCAAAGAACGCCGTCTTTCATGTAGTCGCCCGGCTTCTCAGTGGAATGTTCCAGCGACTTCTGAACAAGGTTATCAAGCATTGAAAAAGTCCTCCGTTCCGTAATCCGCAGTGGTCTTTACCTTGCTGCGGCTGTCGTTGCGGTTCCACCGTTCCCACTTCTCCGCATTTCGGCAAGCCGCTTTCCAGTCTTTCATGGGGGTCTTGCCAACCATCCAGCCCTTTGAGGCGTAATAATCGATAAACCCCTGTGGGTCTACCGGCGAATGGCGTTCAGCCACATAGGACTGAACCTCTGCGAGCGTGGGAGGTGTGAAGCGCTTCGCGCGTATAACACTCTTGTCCTCTGTCTTCTGTCTTTTGTCTTCTGTCTTTTGTCTTATGTCTTTAGTAGCCTTTTGTTCGCTTTCTGTCGCTTCATTTCGCTTTTGTTCGCTTTCGTTCGCTTTATTACCACGTCC